TAATTGGATTCAAGCAAGAGTAATAGAAATAGATGAGCCTGTTTGGGACAAAAATGGTAATTTAGAAATTGTAAAGCAACCTGCACTTAAATTTCCTTATGAGGAAAATACTGCAAAAGTTTGGGACAATGAGCCTGTAAGTTACTCACACATGGACTAAACAAAACATAACTCAGAGAAGCCACCTACTCAGGTGGCTTTTTTGTTAGTATATCTTTATGGCAACTAAAAACAATTTCCAAATAAATGGAATGACTCAGATAAAACGTAAATTACAAAACGCAGGTTTTACTCTTATACCTTTACGTCATCTTATGAATGAACATTCAGAAGCTATTGTTGAAGAAGCAAAAAAAGTTGTGCCTGTTGATACTGGTAAGTTACAGAAATCTATTAAGGCTAAGAATGTTGCTATGCGAGGTAGGTTGCCTACATCAGTCAAAGTAGAAGCAACTGCACCACACTCAGCTTTTGTACACGGTAACTTTAAAAGACTTCCTAATGGTTATAGATTGCCACCAAAGAAGAATAGAAAAAACTGGGGTGGTGCTAACTGGAGAACTAAACCACATTATCCACCTATACAACCAATAGAAGAATGGGCTAGTCGAAAAACAGATGTCAACCCTTATTCTGTGGTAAACTCCATTAACGAGAGAGGAACTCCCTTAGTTCCATTCTTACTTATAGCTGAAAAGAACACAAGAAAAGAGCGTAGGAAAATAACACGCAAAGTTTCAGCAGAGATTTCTTTGGCTTGGAAATTAAAAAAGTAAGGCTAAGATAAGGAGAGATATGTCAAAATATGGAACTGGTGGCAGTAAGCCGTCAAGCAGAAGGCGTAACAGAAGAAGGACAGGTAAAAAGTAAATGGCTTTTATACACGGTAAAGATACCAAAGTTTTTATGGACTCAACAGATTTGAGTTCTTATTTAAGTTCTGCTGACCCAAGTAGAACAGTTGATGTTGGAGAGACAACCACTTTTGGTAGCTCTAACAAAACATTCGTTGCAGGAGAAAAGGACGCTTCAGTTTCCTTCTCAGGATTTTTTGACGCTACTGCTGATAATATTATTCAAGGTCTAGTTGGAACTAATGATAAAGTCGCTCTCATTGGTTTTGACGGAGTTGACGCAACAGATGATTGTATGTTCGGCAAAGGTGTAACAACTAACTATGGGATTTCAAGTCCTGTTGGAGATGTTGTTGCAGTTACCTTTGACTTACAAGCAAGTGGTTTCTTTAGTGGTAGCGTTTTAGAAAATGCTACTGTTACTGCAACAGGTAACGGAACTGCTAGAGATAATGCTAGCTCTACTTCCAATGGTGGTGGTGCTTTTATAATTGCAACATCAGTATCAGGAACAAGTACGCCTACGTTGACTGCTAAGATTACACACTCAGCAGATAACTCGACATACGCAGACCTTGTATCTTTTACTGCTTTAACATCAGCAGGTGCAGAAGTTAAAGAAGTAGCAAGTGGCACAACAGTAAATCGATACTTAAAAGTCGTTTATACTGTTAGTGGAACAAACCCAAGTTTCAATGTTATAGTTGGATTTGGAAGAAATAATTAAAAGGAGAATATATGGCATTTGTACACGGTAAAGATTCAGTTTTCAAACTTGATAACTCAGGTGGGTCATTAACTGACATCTCAGCTTTTGTAAACAATGTTGATTTTCCTGAAACATCAGATGTATCTGAAACTACAACACTAGGTGCAGATAATAAAACATATATCGCAGGTCTTAAAGACGCGACAATCGGATTGTCAGGTCTTTGGGATTCTACTGCTGACGCTATATTGGGTGCAGTTGTTGGTCAATCAGCAACTCTATCTTTTGAATATAGCCCTGAAGGAACAGGTAGTGGCAAAGTAAAATATACTGGAGAAGCAATTTTGACTTCTTATGCCATATCAAGTCCAGTAGGAGATGTCGTAGGATATTCTGCCGATATGCAAGTTTCAGGTGCAATCACAAGAGCAACACATTAATAAGTAAAAAGGAGAGCTAGACGTATGGCTAAAATTTTAAACTTAGATGACATCAAGTCATTACCTGATGTGCCAACCAAGACTATTGATATTCCACAATGGAATGTCTCTATGAAGGTAAAAGGCATATCTAAAAAAATGCAAATCGAATTAGGTCGATTAATCAATGGCGAACAAACAGACGCTTTTGATTATCAAAAAGCACTTCTAATAGCAAGTGTGGTTGAGCCTAAGTTAACCGAAGAATCAATAGATGAACTGTATGAAAAAGACGCAACAGTTATTGATTTAATATTTGCAGAACTTAATACACTTAACGGTGTAGGAAGCGAGATTGAGTCGGCACTAGCCGAAGATTTCAAAAGCTAACCCTGACTTAGTATTCCAATTCAGATTAGCTCGTGACTTAAGAATGACAGTTGGCGAACTGCGAACTAAAATGTCATCATTAGAGTATTCTCAGTGGGCTACATACTACTATGTAGAACAACAAGAGAGGAACAAACAACGAGCTATGGCAGAAGCAGAAGCTAAGAAAAGGAAACAAAGATAATGGGTAGTTCAAATATCCTAATAAAACTTGTCCTAGAAGGATTTACTAAAGCTAAAGCCCAAATGAATAATTTGGGTAAGTCAACTGATGACTCATCAGGGAAATTAAATAAGTTTGGTACAGTAGCTAAAGTTGGTGCTATTGCCGTTGGTACAGTCCTTGTTAAAGCCTTAGCAAGTGCAACAAGAGAGTTCATAGAGTTCGAGGATAAACTCAACCAATCTCTTGCCATAATGAAAACAACAGAAGAACAACAACATAGAATGGCTAAGGCTTCACGACAAGTAGCCATTGAATCAAGAGTAAGTGCTGATGAATCAGCAGAAGCGTTTTTCTTCTTAGCGTCAGCAGGTTTAGACGCTGAACAATCTATATCTGCACTTCCACAAGTAACCAAGTTTGCTCAAGCAGGTATGTTCGATATGGCTCTTGCTACCGACCTAGCAACTGACTCACAGTCTGCATTAGGACTAACAGTTAAAGACGCAGAACAAAACTTAAGCAACTTAACAAGAGTTACAGACGTTCTTGTAAAAGCTAACACCTTAGCAAACGCTTCTGTACAACAATTCGCAGAAGCATTGACTACTAAATCAGGGTCGGCTTTAAAGATTACAAACAAATCTATTGAAGAAGGTGTAGCAGTCTTATCAGCTTTTGCAGATAGAGGTGTTAAGGGTGCAGAAGCAGGAGAGAAACTTAATCAGTTACTTCGAGATGTAACAAGAGCAGTTGGTAAGAACTCAGAAGAATTTAAAAAGTTTAACATTAATGTTGTTGATAATGAAGGTAATTTAAAAAACCTAGCAGATGTTGTTGACGAATTAGACGGTGGAATGTCAGGTCTATCTGACCAACAAAAAGCAGTTTTACTTGATACATTAGGTTTAAATCGTGGTGTAGCTGACGCAGTTAAAATCTTATCAGGTGCAGGAGACCAAATTAGAGAATATCAATCTGCATTAGAGGACGCAGGTGGAGTTACACAAGAAGTTGCAGATAAACAAGTTGACTCTTTACAGGGACAATTAGAAATACTTAATAGCAAATTTTCTGAGCTAGGATTTATTATTCTAGACGAATTACAACCTGCTTTAGATTCTGCAATTAAAGGAATGAGTGGTTTATTATCTGACATTATCTTATTGACTAAAGATACAGAAGAACTTACTAAAGCAGAACAAGAACGAGCAGATGAATTAGGCATTATGAAGTTTGTAATGGCAGGAGTAAGTTATGAAACTGCAAGAACTTTAGTAGAAAATGATAGATTAAAACAACAACAACTTGAACAAGCAAGGAATATGACAATCTCTCATCAAAGGTTTGAAGATTTGATTGTAGCTCATAAAGATTTACAAACTAATATACACGAGCTTGATAGAGAAACAGGTGTACTTAACAGAACTAGAGAAGAATCTATTGAAGTTACCGAAGAAGAAATAGAAGCAGAAAAACAACTTGCAAGGGATAGAGCAACGGCAGGATTAGACGCTATCAGAAGTTTAAATGACGCATACCAAAATCTTAGAGATATAGAAGAAGATAGATTAGACCTAGTTGATAAAGAAGCTAAAGCTCTTACAAAACTAAATAAAGCTAATAAAGATTTAGAACAAGCTAATAGTAAAGTTGAACAAGCTAAGGAAGATTTTAATAAAGTATCAGGACTTGGTGCAAAAGTAACTAATGAAGAATCCCTAGCTATTGCAAGACAAAGAGAACAAATATCAGAACTTGAAAAAGTAGAAGAAAAGTCTGAGATACAAAAACTACAACTTGCAGTTGCAAGAGAACGCTTAAATGAATTAATTGAACAATCAACTGCTATCTCAAGAGAAGAAGAACAAGCCTTAAGAGATATTGAGAGAGCAGAAGAAGATGTAATTAAACAAACAGAAAAACTTAGAGAAGCACAAGATAATTACAGACAATCACAAGAAGATTTAGCTAAGGCAACTGCTAACTCTACTGAGAACATCTTAGAAATGGCTCTAGCTAAGGCAGAACTTGACTCAGCGTTAGAAGATTTAAAGTCAGCAGAGAAGTTTAAAGACGGCATAAATGAAATAGTTAGATTGATTGGTGGAGATTTAGACACCTTGACGAATCAATTTAATGCTTTATTTAATCTTGCAGGACGTGAGATTGGTAATCAAGGCTTACCACCAACAGAGAATAAAGTCATAGACGACATTGTTGAAGCAGTTGAAGATGACTTTGTACCAACAACACCTGCACCAACCAAGAAATTTGGTAGCTTAGGACAAGCAGGAGAACAATTTGTTGATAGGTTTGCAGAGTCAACTGGTGGTAGAGTTGGTACAGGTGCAGGTGGAACTATCATTACAGTCAATACTGGTAACTTACTTGGTACAAGTGAAGATGTACAATTAGCAGTAGCAGAAGCCCTTAAGCAAGCACAACGTAAAGGTATTAATGTGGCTTTATAATGAGTGCCAATTTTGATTCCAATGTATCTTTAACTCTACAAGTAGCTTTTGATTCAGAGCCTTTTGATGAATCACAATCATATACAGATATAACAACTTACCTTAGAGCTTTTACTACTAGACGTGGGCGTGCCAATGAGATTGGAGAGTTTGTTGCAGGTACAATGAGCTTCTCAGTATCAAACGCTGATAATAGATTTAATCCTAACAATACTTCTAGTCCTTATTATGACTCAGGTAACGCAAGAACAAAAATACAACCTCTTAAAAGAGTACGTATGTCTGCTACTTATGATTCATCAACCTATGTTATTTATGAAGGTTTCTTACAATCTATTCCTGTAAAGTTTATCTCAGAAGGTGCAGACTCTATTGTTACCTTCACTTGTGCTGACGCATTTAAGATATTTCAGTCTGCTCAGTTAGACGGTATTGGTTGGCGTTTAGGTCAAGCAGGTTTCTCAGAGTTAGGTAGTTCTACACGCTTAAGTTATGATGACGCACAGGAATTATCTTCTGCAAGAGTTACTCGTATCTTAGACTCTATTGGTTTTCCTAGTAACAGGAGAGATGTTCTTACTGGTACAAAACAAGTTATTGTACAACCTATATCAACAAATGTGCTTACAGGTTTAAGAGAGTGTGAGACTGCTGAGAATGGACAATTCTTTATTTCTAAAGACGGAAAAGCAACGTTTAGAAATAGAGATTATAAACTCTCAAACACTAAAGCAGTTAACGTACAAGGTACTTTTAGTAATGACGGTAGTAATTTACCATACACAAATGTCTCTACTTCCTTTGATGACAATGAGATTATCAATGTTTATGAGTGGCAGAGAAGTGGTGGTACTACACAATACAAAGCTGACGCTGATTCTGTACTGAGATACAGACCTAAAGAGAGTACTAAGACAACAATTAACATTAATGATTCTGATGTTTTATCAATCATTGAGCAGAAGATTGCTGAAACTTCTTTACCAATCCTAAGAATAGATACCTTATCTGTTAACCCTAGAGAGAATACTTCA